TGCGATATCTACTTCTCTTGGAACCTCATATGGAATTGATGATGGATTCAATGGAGTAAGAATTTACTCTGCCTCATTTAACCCAACCTCCGATCTTTACTTTGCAAAGCTACTCAATACAGATCCTTCAAAGTTTTTAGAAGAACAACATTATCTATATCTAGATTATGCTGTTGATGATGAAGTTGCAACAGTAGTTCAAAATACGGTTTCTGGTGTTCTTATTGCCTCTGGTTCTGATAATGTTGCAGCCAACTCTGGTTTGCCATCAACAGAATTCCTAGAGCTCTTTGGACGTTTTGATACACGTTTTACTTCTCCAAGAACACCAGGATTTATCTCTCAGCCATTTGGTGTTACAGAATATGATCTATTCCACATTGAATCACTAGATGATGGTCGCTATGCAAACGATAAGGTTAAAATCTCCATAGCAAACATTCAAGCTTCAACAAATCCAATATATCCTTATGGCACCTTCTCACTTCTAGTTAGAAGATTTACAGATAATGATATTAATCCTGAAATTCTAGAACAGTTTACTGATCTTACATTGAATCCGGATAGTGAAAAGTATATTGCTAAAGTTATTGGTGATGCAAAGGCTTACTTTAACTTTGATGTAGAAGATCCAGGTGATCGTAGAATTGTTCGTTCTGGCAAGTATGCAAACAAGTCTAACTACATTCGTGTTGTAATGAATGAAATGGTAGAGCAAAAGATGGTACCTGCAACGGCACTACCATTTGGTTTCCATGGTGTTGACGTTCTTAATACAAATCCATTGCTAACAGATATTAGTGGTTCTTCTGGTGATTTACGTCTTGCTGGAAGCGGTTCAGCAGAAACATTCGGATTGGAAGGAGCCATCGTTCCTCCAATGCCATTCCGCTACAAGTCTACACGTAATAGCGGATCCCTAGAAATAGCAGATAGCCGTTTCTACTGGGGTGTTAAGTTTGAAAGAAACAATAATAATGTTGAAAACGTTAATATCAATAACGAGATTAACAGATATGTTGCGACAGCAACAAAGTTTGCTGGCATAGAGAAACTTGATGTTCTAGTAACCGGTTCTTTCAAAGATGCTTTCAATAACAATAAGTTTACTCTTGCACGTGTTGCTGTAAATGGCGTTTCTACTCTCGGTGGACTTACTGGAACCGTTGCATCTCAAATGAGAAAAGCAGTATATGTTCGTAATGGCGTTGTCGATCCAACAACATATACAGTTAATGGTGATATTACATTTGCAACCATGGTGCATGAAGGCACTCAACCAATAACGTTTAATAAATACAATAACTACGCTAAGTTCACAACTGTATTGTATGGCGGGTTTGATGGCGTCAACATTCTAGATAAACATGCTGTAAGATTTGATGATAAATCTACATCAGGTGAAACCGGTGGAGGTTCATGGTCTGGGTTCGTATCTCCAGGATTTGCTTTCAATCAAAATGGTGTTGGTATAGAGAATAACCAAATCAATTCTTATCGTGTAGCAACACAAATCATAACAGATCCAATTGCTTCCAATATCAATCTATTGACTCTTCCAGGTCAACGTGAGCCATTTGTAACCGATTATGCTTCCGATGCTGCCGCAGGATTTGGATTGGCACTATATCTCATGGATGTTCCAAACTATAACTCTGCTGGAGATAGAATATTCGATGGTCAGAATTCTGGAACCGGCTCTTATATCGACGTTCAACAAACAGCAGATGCATTTGATGCACGCTCTCTAGATAACACATTCGTAGCTTCTTACTTCCCAGATGTAGTTATGAATGATCCATCAACTGGCAAGAAAGTCACAGTTCCTGCAACTGTTGCTTCTCTAGCAGCAATGGGATATAATGACAAGGTTGCATATCCATGGTTTGCTCCAGCAGGATTTAATCGTGCAGCTCTTAACTTCGTATCTCTCACAAGAACAAGAGTAAATCAAAATGAGCGTGAGAAACTATACGCTGTAAGAGTTAATCCAATCGTCAAGTTCCCAAATGAAGGTTACGTAATCTTTGCACAAAAGACCCTTGATGGAGCACAAACATCTCTAGACAGCATAAACGTTCAACGCATGATTATGGACGTTCAACGTCAAGTTATCGATGTTGGCAATAGATTAATCTGGCAACAACTTACACCATCTCTCTATCAGGAGTTTGTTGCCAAAGTTTCTCCAATCCTTTCACTTGTTCAGAGCCGTGGTGGTCTAAGACAATATAAGGTTGTCTGTGACGAAACAAACAATACCGCTTTGGATCGTGAAAATAATAGAATGAATGCAAAGATTTACTTGCTTCCAGTTAAGGCAGTAGAATTCATTGCAATCGACTTCATAATCACGAGAGAAGGCGTTCAATTCGGTTGATAGCAATAGTTAATATTAGTAACTAAAGCAAAAGAAAAGGCAATATAAAATGACTCAGATATCATTTAAATCAGCGGGCGTATCAGCAAGAACAATAAACCTAACCGGTCCAACGGCGGTCCAGCCATCTGGAATCCCTGCGGGTGTAATAGGTACTGCTATTGCAGGTCCAGCATTCGTTCCGACAACAGTAGCCACATATAATGATTTCCAAGCAACGTTTGGAGAAACATCTAATGATGTATATGTAGGTCCGTTAGCGGTATCTGAGTGGCTAAGAAACGCTCAAGCTGCAACATTCATAAGAGTATTAGGTGCAGGCGCCGGAGGCAAAAGAACAGTAGATGCCGACGCTGCTGGTGGCAATATAGGCAAAGTAGAAGGTGCTGGTTTTATAGTCGGCGGAGAAATCCCACAATATTGGGGAAGTTATGCCGGTGAGCTAGCAGACTCTGAATTTGCAACAGCCGGAAATGCACTTGGAAGAACTTACTTCCTCGGCGCTTTCATGAGTCAATATGAGTCTTCTGGATCTGAAGTAGTAAGTTCTTCTATCTTCACGGAAGCTGGTCTTCCAGCTTCCGGTGTTCCAGTTGTTCGTGGTATTTTGTTTGCAGCCTCGGGAACGTTATTAACATTATCTTCTGCTTTCGTTGCAGTAAATGCTCCAAACGTCAGCACCGCAACTCCTGGTGGTTCAGTAACCGGTTCTGTAAATCTTAATGGTAGCTTGCAAGAATTCGTTATGTTTGTTAACGGTCTTACAAATACAGATCCAATGTATCCAAGTGTATTGACAGCATCCTTCGACGTAGAAGCTCCAAACTACTTCGGACTTATCTTCAATAGAGATCCGCTTAAGCTTGAACAAGCTGGATACGTTCTTCAAACAGATTGGGTTATTCATCCAACGTTCGCTGTTCCAACCGGTTCTTCTGTAATCTCTGGTTCATCAGAAGTGCTAGCACTTAGAAGTGCTGGCTATGAAAACGTGGCATTCCTTCTTACCGGTTCTCAAGCAAGAAATAGCGGATCTACAACTGCTCCTAACTACGAGAACTTCGAAGATCGTTATCGCACACCAAAGAGCCCATGGATTACTTCACAAAAGTTTGGTGGCAAACCAATTAATCTCTTCCGTATGCACTCTCTTGATGATGGTGTATACGCAAATAATAAAGTTAAAATCTCTATCGAGAACATCACGCCAAGTCTTTCTGATGTTTACCTCTACGGTCGTTTCGATCTTCTCGTAAGAGATTTTGCAGATAATGACAAGAACAAAGTTGTTCTAGAGTCATTCCGTGGATTAACGCTAGATCCATCTTCTCCTAACTACATTGCACGTGTAATCGGTGATTATAATACTTTCTATAACTTTGATGCAGAAGATGGTGCTACAAAGCTTATAACTCTCGGAACATATCCAAATAACTCAAAATATGTTCGTGTAGAAGTTGCTGATGCAGTTGATGCAGCAGACGTAGACCCAACAGCACTTCCTGTAGGTTTCCGTGGACCAGCACACTTAGTAACGTCCGGATCCTCTCCACTAGCTCCTTTCAGTTCAGTTGCACCAACTGGATATACAGTAGCAAATCCATTCCGTAAAACGGTTCAAATCCCAGTTCCATTCCGTCAGAACCTTATCCGTGGTTTGGCACCAAATCAAACCGCAGATAAGGGCTTGTATTGGGGTGTTCAGTTTGAACGTAAGATTTCAGCTCTAGAGCCTAATAAAACAACCCTTCGTGAAACAACTATTGAAAGCTTTGCAACCTACTTCCCAAATTTCCAAAATGGATGGCAAAACTTCGTAGTTATGGATAATGAAGGAGCCCTTGATACAACTGCAAATGGTATTCTAGATGCGGATCGTTTCAATAATAACGCATTCTCTCTTGAGAATATCCAAATAGTCTATCGTGTATTGCCTGGTAGCACAGCATTGTTCCCAAATAACACGTTACCAGATGTTAATAGCCTTATTGATTGGGAATATGTAAGAAACGGACAAATAACTGTTGATACTAGTCCAACTGTTCAAACAAGAGGATTGTCAGTAGCAGATTTAGCAGATCCATCAACTCGTCAACTTGCCAAGTTCAACGTATATCTTCAAGGCGGTTTCGATGGTGTTAACGTATTCAACTATAATGAACGCTGGTTAACAAATCAAGCAGTAAATGAAGAACTTGACTTTACAAGCCGTGGCGAACAA